TACAGCGCGGGCCAAGGCCGATGACGTTCACCGCCTTCGCAAAGAAGGGATGGGCGCGACCGAGATCGCAAAGCAGCTCGGCTTATCGCGTAGGAGCGTGTACCGCATACTCGAAAGCAACGGTCACGCTTAACTCCTTGCTCTGATTAGGTGTGGACTTCTCCACTACCCAAATATAGCAAAGTCACTGCTTGCGAACAAGTCAGAAATGCAATTAATTGCAAAAATTATAGCGTGGGATTGTCGCCCGCGTCGGGCGTGAGCTGGCGCGGATCGAAGTGGGCTGTTCGATACTGAACCTCGATATAAACCACGCCCACGACTGAGCGATCCAGGTAGGTGGTGAGGTCTATCTCGTTACCTACGCGCTTGGTGTCGATAGCGAGGCCGCCCCAGGTCTTGTTGTTATCGGTGACACGCTTCACGACAGTCAGGACTTGCTCGGCCAGAATGCCCGGTGCGGGGCTGTCCTGGTTGGCCGTGGCTCGAAATTCCAAAGCGATCTGAAACTTGCAATTGATGTAGGGGAAGTTGAACGTCTCGCGCTCTTGTCCGGCGACGATGCCGAGCGAATAGGCTTTGCGCTGGTCCTGATCGCTCAGCGGGCCGATGGCGACCGTGGAGAACGCAAACGGCCAATCCGCATCGCTGGGGGTGTACCCTGGCGCACTGGTATTCGGCGGCTGCACGGCCTGGAAAGCAGCCTGGATGGCACTCAGAATGCTCTGCCTGATGCTGACTGTGTAATCGGTCATACTGCCCTCCGAGTTGCCCACGCGGGCAGGACTGCTTTCTCAATCGGCCATTTCTTTTTTACGAGGCGATAACGAAGGAGCGCGCGGCCCAGGCCGCACATATCGGCGATTTCGACAATAGAGCGCTCTTTGCCTTCAAACCAGAATTTCTCGGGAGAGCGCTTATGAGCGAATGAGAGCTTCGGCGTTTCCCACCGGCAATTGTCGGGAGTGAAGTCGCCGGTCTTATCAAGGCGAGAGAGGCGCATCCCGGTCGGCACGCACCCCATGTCTTCGAGGAAGTTCTCAAACGATTGCCAGCGCTCGCAGACGGTGATGCCGCGCCCGCCGTACATGAAATAGCGCGTGTCCTTTGGATTCTTGCAGACGCGGTGCATGTTGTACCAAGCACGCCGTGTGCGAACGCGGTGATAGTCCAGCCTCATGCTGACCCCCGTTGCGCGAGGACGGCCTTCACGATGTTATCCATCGAGCGATCTACGAAGTACGGTAGGCCAGCCGTGAGGGTCGCCTGCATCCCGAGGCGGGCCGGGATCGTTACGCTCGTCTTGAGCACGTAGAGCGGTACGATCTGCGCCCCGTCTTTCCTAAAGATGACGAGGTTGCCTTTCTTGGTTTTGGCGACGAAAGTGTTTTGCCAGTCCCGAGCAGATTTCTTGAGAGGCACGCCATTCGAATCGAGCGCAGCCGGGAGAGGTACTGTCAGGAATTGGGCGGTCTTGGGCGTGATAGTCGCCCCGAACTCTTGGACGGCGGCAATCATTGATCCGCCGATGGTGCCCTGGATCGTAGCGAACGTGCTGCCGCTGACCGTGACGCTACCGATGATGGTCTCTATAAGGCTTCCAGAGCGCTTGGACAGAGTTTGGGGCGTGGTGCCGCCTGGATAGCCGCCCGAGTGCCTTGAGGCGAGCGCCTGGGCCACGGAATCGAGGAAGGTGCGCAGCTCGACACTGAGCAGCTTTGCCGAGCCATCCCAGTCGGCTTTTAGCGCCTTATGAAAAACTTGCAGCCCTTTGGCCGCGTCCTGAAAACGCTGGTTCCGAAATTCGAAGTAAATTTCTAAAGGGCTGGACATGTCACTTCCGCGGTTCGGCCATTATAGCGTCAGCGGGATTAGCGCGAGCGGTGCGTAACGGGTGTGCTTGGCGAGGAGCGAATCGAGCTGGAGCTTTATCGTGGGAACGTCGATTCTGACGCCAGCCTCGGTGATGATCGGAGAATCGGCCAGCCGGATCAGCGTAAGGAGCTTGGCGGCCTCCTGAAGCCACGCGGGAACTTGGGTGAGATCGTAGCTCTCATCAGTGTCATCCAACGGGAATCCGGCTTGGTAGGTGAATGTCACCCGGCAATGATGGTAGGGCGTCATCCAATCCGTCGCGACTCCCTTCTCAAGATTGTAGACCAAAGCACCGTCCGCGATGATGAAAGGATCGGAGGTGGAATCAATCCACTCGAAAGGCCCCCCGCGAAGCTGTACCGCGCTGACGGTCGGCGTACTCGAAATGAACCCCTGAGAAAACCAAAACTGAGTCCTGACGTGCGGGAAGGTCTTTTCAACCGGCTCCTTGGCCCAAAAAACGTCAGTGACGGTTTGCTGTTCGAAATTTGTGCTGAGTTGAACCGCCAACTGCGGCTCCGCCGAGTTCAGAGCTGCCGTAATCGCAGCGTTTATGTCAGTCATTGAATCGAAACCTAGTGCGTTTCGAATCGTCTCGACGGAGGCCAGCAGCATGGTTACACCTCCACAGCGCCTTCAGTGGTAGGATCGGCTTGGGCCGGAGCCTGGGCCGGGGTGTCAGCGGGAGCTGCCGGATCGGCAGTAGCAGGAGCGTCAGACGGAGCGCTCGGTGCCTGTGCGGTGGCCGCTGGCAAAGGCTGCGGCGCAGTAGGGCTGGCCTCTCTGCGTCTGATTTGCACGCCGCTCTTTCTGGCTCCGCCGTTTCCGTTGGGCGCTTCTGCGTCGGCGGGTGCGCTGATGCTGGGCGACGTGGGCGCGCTGGTAGCAGTGGAAGCGGCGGCGGGAGCCTTTGGAGCCTTAGCGGGCGGGGTGTCGAAATCGACAGTGAAACGGGGATTCTTGGCGAGGGTGTGCGCCAGCTTGTCATTGACGGTTATGGGCTTACCCTTCTCGAAGACAACTCCGTGAACGGTATAGCGATGCGGATGTTGAAGAGTGGCAATCGGCATCAAGCTCTCCTTAGCAGGCCGTAAAAGCGAAACGGGGCGACCGTAGCACAGGCCGCCCCGAAGTGCAATTAATTGCAGAACACTACCGGCTCAATTATGCGCCGATGTTGTCCGTGTAAACCGCAGCCTGAGTCTCTTCGATCTGGAAGTCGATACGCATCGTCAGAACGATGATATAGACGCGGGCCGTGATGTCTTTGTCGTACTCCATGCTGACCTGCCGCTGAATACCGAAGATGAGGTTCATCGGATCGGTATAGAGCGCCTTGGAGTCGGGCATCATGGCGACCGGGGTCACAGGCGAACCGAAGGCATAAACCGGGCCGGTGCCCTGAACCATCGTGTCGCCGAGGGTCGTGCCGCGATCCGCAAGAGAGTCGCGGTAGTCGGTTTCGGTGTTGACCGAGACGAAGTGGTTCAGCGCCGCCTTGTTCCGCTGGTACTGGACCGGCAGAGTCTTGAGGGCGTCTTTGAAAACCGTCTTGGTGATGCCCGACGTTGCCAGACCGGTTGCGTCGAGGACGTTGCCGTTGGCGCTCGTGAGCTTCAGCCAGCCATCCACTTGAGAGAGGAAGGCTTGGTCGTCAGCGTCGCTGCCGTTCGTATAAGTCGTGTCTGCGAGCAGGCCGAGTTCTTCGGTGTCGAGAGCAGCGCGCTCCGCGATCATGTCGATGAGCGTGTCGCGCAGACCACCGGGGCCGGTGTTCGGCGGTTCGTTGCCCGCAGCCGTCGCGCGCTCGATGTTGTCTTCGAGAACGTCATAGGGCAGCCGGACTTCGGCGATCTGCTCGCGGGTCGAGAGCTGGATTTGCTCGGTCGTGGGCTTCGCGCGACCGCCAAGGCCGGTCGTGGACGGAGCGCCGAGAGCAACGCCGGAAGTGGCCGCGCGCAGGATGCGGGTGCCGAAGCCGATCTTGTTGATGTAGCGCTTCGGCGACATCATCTCGACAACGCGGCAGCGCTTGATGAGCACAGGCTGCTTGATGAGCTTGCGGATAAAAGCCGCGCCCTGCTCGGGGAGAAGCACGCCGCCGTTGGAAGTAAGATCGGACAGCGCGAGGTCTGCTTTTCGGAGCAAACTTTCGTTGCTAGACATCGTTGGGTTCCTCAAGTTCTGGTTTCGAAATCGATGCGTTAGCAGTTATTCGGCACGCATGTAGGCCGTATCGAGAAGCGGCGGAATCGCGGGACCAGCGCTCTTAGCGAGCTGCCCTGGCTTTATGCGGTCTCCACCGGCATCTGCGAACACGACGCCATTAAGCGCCTCGTCCGTCTTCTGCACACGCTGGTTCACTTCTTCGATACGCACACTGAACTCCGCCAACTGCTTACTCACGCTCTCCGAAAGACCGATCAGGGCGGTACTGACCGACTTTTGGATGTCACCCAGCGCTGCCTTCATGACTGCACTGAAGTCCGAATCTCCTTTCATAGCGGGGCTTGAACCATCATGCCGCCACGAATCGGGGATCATGTCCGCAGCACCGAGAGAGCGGGCGCGCGTCATGATATGCCGACGAGCGGCGTCGGGGTCTTTTGCCTGACCTGCAAGGCCGATGGCGTCCTTGAGGTCTTTCTTGTTCTCGATTGGGAACGATCCGTCAGGCATCGCCGCGCCGCTCTGTGCAGCGGTTTTGCGCTCTTGATCGGTCCAATCCTTCTTCGAAAGCGTGGTCAAATCCCAGCCTTCGGGGGACTTCATCATGGCTTTAGCCTTCCGGGGCGGAGGACCATTCGGGTCTTGAAAGTCCGTGTCCTCATTGTCGGCGTCGGAAGGATCGCCGAGGTTCGTCGGTTGCGTAATGTCAACCGTGTTCCCCTTCTTCGTGTTCACGGCGTCGTCGTAGGGCCAATCACCCATCTTGGTTTTCTTGTCGCCCCTCTTCTTGCCTTTCATGGCCGTGCTGTAATCGAGCGAGTCGTCGTCGGCGTCGGACTTCTTGACGCCGCGAACGCCCTTCGTGTTGTCGTCCACCTGGCCCTGGTTGTCTTCGACGGCATCGTCGTCGCCGTCATCGTCGGTGCCGGGGGCGTTGTTCACGTTGGGTTGGTCATTGCCCGTGATCTGGTTGTGCCCCGGCTGCTGAGGCTGAAGGGTCTTCTTGGTCGTGGTCTTCTTCGCGTTGGCCGGGGGATCGATTTCGTCGGCGTCGTTCACGTCGTCTTGATCGTCGTCGCCCACGTCATAGGTGCCGGTGTTGGAAGGCTTTGTAGCCTTTTTAGCCTTCTTGTCCGCCTTGTTGATGATGATGATCGGCGCATCGTCATCGTCGTCATCGGTGTCCATGGGGGCGCAGAATGGGCCGTCGAGGTCCATGCAGCCCGCGCCCATGTAAGGGGAAGTAACGGGCATGAAGGCATTGCGGTCCACGTAGAACGCTTCTGCCGGAAGGTTCGAGAGTAGCATCGTCACGTAGTCTTTGAACTCGTCTATGATCGAGCCGACCGCATCCGAAGCCTCCTTCGGGTTGGCCGCAGACTGCATGGCCTCAGAGATCGTGTCGAGAAGAACGTCCTTCGCCGTGTAGTAGGACGAGTAATAGGTCTGAGCCTTCACTCGGTCCGTGAAACCGGTCGTGCCGTTGTAGGCATCGAAAGCCTTGCGAACGCCGCTGACCACGAGCGCGATCTTGTCGCCGCTCTTGATGACAACCGTGTTTTCGGCTTCAGCGGCGTCGGCCTTGGCGAAGCTGACGAAACCTTTGCTCTCCGTCTTCACGAGCTGCTTGATGCCGGCGCTTTTGAAGAGTTTGGCGAGAGCTTGTTCGTTTGTGCCAACGGGCACGATAGCAGCGACAATCTTCGCCGCGCCGGATTTCGGTTCAGCGCTTTTCGCAAAGAGCTGGCGACCGATGTTCGTTAGATCGAGCATTCCTTCATCCTCTGCTTTTACAATCCGAAACGGGATGCGGTTCGCGCCCCGCTTTACGAGAGACACGAAGTCAACCTGTGTATCGGTCAGCTCGGTCGCTTTAAGCCGCAGCTCGGGCATCCAAAACTCCCTCCAAATAAGAGAACCTGTGAACGTGCGGCGGGTCGCCAGCTTGTTCGGTCACAGTCCCCATTTTGATCTCGTGGTAGTGATCTGAGCTGCCGACCGTCCGGCCACCGAGGAAGGTGCCGTCGTTGGCGTAGCTCACGACAAAAGGATGCGTGTGCCCGTCCGTCTCTGCGGTCTCTCCTTCAAAGTATTCGGGGATCACCACGTCTACGACCGTATCAACGCGAATGCCCGAGCCGTCGAGAGAGAAGCCGTTCAACTCGCCCGACTTAATCATCGCCCAAACAGAGGGGTCCGGCACTTTCACGCCGAGTACCCAACTGCCGGGGATGAACGTAGGATCACCGTCTCGTGCGATGAAACTCTCAACGACATAGCAGCCGCTCGGTTCGCGGGAGTGTCCAACGTCGATCTTGTCAACCAAGCCCTTCCGCAAGAACTCGTGGGCCATCTGTTGGATTTCCTCACGAGTCATGAAGTCGCCTTGGCTATCTGGGAGCGTGGGCGCGTACACCTCGCCGTAAACGAGTTGCTGTTCGTCATCTTGCTTCTTGATCTGGACAGCCGAGCGCTCCGCTTTGGACACGCGAGACAAGCCCGGCGTCGAAGCGCTGGGGTTCCTGCCCTTAGCTGTGTCTTTGTCGAGAAGCACCTCTGTCCGTCCGAATCAGTTTGCAAGCCGAGTCAGCGGAACCATAACGAATTTTTAGCGAAGTGCAATTAATTGCAAAATGATCGGACTAAGCAGTGAGCCACTAGACCTGGAACCCTTCGTCGCGAAGGATTTGTTTGACGGTATTGAGGTCTCCGTCTTCCAGAGCATCAAGCGCTTCTTCGCGCGTCTCGTCGTCCAGAATGTTGTCGATTAGGTCGGCCAGATGCGCGGTGTGAGTGTCGAGCGCAGCCGCACCCTCCAGACCCCCTTCTGCTGCGCGCGATGCTTCCGCTGCGTCGATAACGCCCTGGAGCGCGTCCTGATCGATGCCGCCCGGCTCAACTCCATCGCTGCCTCCGATAGCCACAAGAAAGCCCCGGCAGTTCGGGTGGTACGGAGGGCTTCCGTATCCGGCAGCTTGCAGCTCGTCTTCGTCCATGTCCTGAAGGGCTTCGAGCGCGTCTTTGGATTGAGACGGCCATGGAGCGATGTTCTTGAGAGAGGCGGCGTCTGTGACGCTTAGAGCCGAGAGCGTCTTGTCGTACTCGTGGCTGGCGTCGAAGACCTTTCCGTGCATGAACTCGCAAACGGGACAGGTCTTGTCATCCAGCACTTCGTTGATTTCGTACTGAGTTGAACCTTGCTCCACTGTCTCGGAAAGGAATCCGAGGCTGATAAGCCGCGAGGTCGTCAGGCTCGCGTGAACGTCCACCAACTTCTTGCCTTCGAGGACGGCCTGATTGAGCCTATCCGCAAGCGAGAGATCGGCGGCCTTCTTAACCGGGGTCGTATCGTGCTCTGAGGGTGCTCCAGTAGCTGCCCAGCGGCCCTGCTCGTCTCTCGGCTGATCCTCGTCGTATTTCTGAAGCGATGTCTCCTTTAGGCCCTCTAACCAGTCTTCCTTGAGCGGCTCAAATTTCTCCGGGCCGAAAACCAGCGGCCCGGTAAAAGGCTCGATTCTGGACATGTCCAGATCGTCGCCCGCATACGTGATGGTGACGTGAGGGCGGTAGTCGGCGTGATCGTGAGATGCGCCCCCCTGAATGAATTTCCGATGACGCGCTTCAAGGCGCTCGTTTTCGAAGGTCAGCACGATAGTTTTGCCGAAGCGTTCCATGCCGCGCTCGCCGCCTTTTGCAATTAACTGCATGGCGTTCGGTTTGAAACGGCCCCAGTCAACCTTGGCCTTGCTGTAGCAGACCGTGACGTGCAGGTCAGAAGGTTCGAGAATAGAGGGTAAACCTTGCTCCGCGGCCCATGACACAAGTGCCGCGGAATTAACCAAAGGGCGGCTTACGTAGAGCGTCTGCCCGTTTTCGCTTTTGTAGATGACGTGTTTTGCATCGTGCTCTGCCGCGTAGACAAGAGCGTGCAGGGCGCTTCTGAGCCGGTCAGCCAGCGCGTATTTGACTGTAGCGTCGAGCTGCGTCAGCGCGTGTTTAATCTCGACCGGAATCGGCTTTTTGCCCTTCGCATAGGAAGTGGTGTGAACGTCGCCGGTCGCGTGATGCGCGCCGAAAAGAAGGGCCGAGACAGCTAGCTCTTCGAGCCGTTCTCTGGCGTCAGGGACAACGCCCGACAGGTCCAGCGAGTTGATAAGGTGGTTTGCTTGCGCCCACCTTCCGCTCGAAATAAGCCGCTTCAGCTCGGGGATCGTGTCTCCTACTTCCTTAGCCCAGCCGGAAGCCAGCGCCTTGGACATTCCGGCCTCAATCGCGAGGAACGCTTTCGGTTCAATGCGCGCCATGGTCGCACCCGCGAGCGCCGCCGTTCTTGGCGATCACGGCCATCGTCGCGTCAGCCAGATCGGCGAGGCCGTCAACGGCAACGCCCGTTTCCGGGAAATGCGCCGTAACCAGACTGTCGAGGAAAGCACGCCGCGCGGTGTCGTTGAAACCTCGGGTAAGTTGGATATAGCTGTCCAGCCCTTCTATATCGCGTTTACGAAGGGATGCGATCATGCGCAAGGCCGCACCGGCAGCAACGTCAGCTTTTGCGGCTCCCGAAGGATCGGCGGCGGCGTTTACCGCCCCTATGCTGCTTCCTCCGCCTTTAGCGCCTGCCGCGCCGCCCGCCGTGAAGCCCATCTTGCTTGGCGCTCCTTTCGGGTTGCCGCCAAGAGCCAGGTCTTCTCCATTGGGCGTGTTACCGGGAGAGAAGATGTCACCTGAGGTCTCGGTTGCTGGCTGAGGATCGGGCGGAGCCTGGTATTTAAGGTTCGTGCCGACTGCATCGTTGATCTCGTAAATCACGTCTTCAGGATCAACAGCACCGGTCGCTTGTGCTGCCGTAATACCTTGAAGCTTCACAACCGAGTCCTGAATAGCGAGCGGTTTGGATACGAGCTTGTAATCAGCGTAGCCCATATCTTCGATAAGCTTGATGCTTATGTGCTCGTCAAAGGATGAGCGCTCGGGTGCAAAGACTTGAGCTTCGGCTACGGCGTAGCTCGCGACGGCGGTTGCAAACGAATAATCTTGAGCTTGACCAACGAATATGGGCGGAAGCCGGAACGACCGGCGAATGCGCGTTTCGCACTTGTCGTCGTACTTCTCGAACATCGCATCATCTTGGCGCTCGGCCCCGAAGCGCTCCACGGTCACTTTGACGTTGTTCGGCGCGTTAAAGGTGCCGCCCGAGGGCATGACCTCCATGACTTGAACGCGGTTCCTATGAGTCGCAGTGCCTCGACCGAGTTTTGATTCTAGGCCATCGCGCATCTCGGGTTGGAGAGTGCCGCCCTGAAGCAGAATGAGAACAGGCGGGACGCCGCCGTTGTCGAAAAATTCGAGGTTGTATTCCTCGGCTTTACGGGAACCTATAACGGACGGGAGCTGGTTGATCCAGCGCGGAAGGCCGTAAGGGGTGTAGGTGTCGGGCAGCACCATGAAATGGATCATTTCAGAGCCGCGCACGTTAGCAGGCAGTCGCTCGCCCTTCTTCGCCCATTCTCCCGTAAGCTTGTTAACGTCGCGGGACGAGTTGAACTCGCGGAAGTAGATGAGCGTTTGTCCATGCAGGAGCTGACAGAAGCGCCGCTCCCGAATCATCATTGTGACGGAAACGTCTTTGCCGTTGCGCCGTACTTTCTTAACGACCGGGACCGCTTGGTCTAGCGTGACCAGCCGAACCATCTTGGAATCGACGTGGCGCAGGAACGTGATTTCGTCCTGGGGATTTCGTATCACTTCGAGATAGGCATTGCCGGTGCGTTCGAGATCGCGGCGCAGGCGCTTGCGGATGCTGGTAAAGGATTCCCCCGGCCACGGCTGGGAAAAGAAGTCCCTCAACGCTTCAATCTTGGAATCGTCTTCGGCGTTGGCGTCGTCCGCCTTGGCTTCGAAGTCGTAGCCGGTCTCTTCGATGTTCGTCACCATGGCCTCGATGCAAGGTGACAGCGCGTTGTTCTCTTGCGCGAGGCGATCCAAGAGCCGGATGTTGTAGGGCGGCGCGAGCACCATGAGGCCGCCGCGAGAGGACAGGTAGAACTGCTGAAATTCGTCTTCAGGGAGGAGAGCATTTGAGACAACGGCGTTCTTTGGAACGTCTCCGTCAGGGTCTGGCTGCCCCCATCCGTCCCATTTTGCGAAACGGTTCTTGATTGAAGTGAGCGTCATCACGGGGAACTTACGTTCCTCGTTGGTATCAGCGTTCTGTTCCATCGTCCCTCTCGCACAGCCTCAGCTTGGGCGCTCCGTCCTGTGCAATTAATTGCACGCCGCTTCACGCAGTAAGCTTGAGCTTTTTGAGTTCTGCTAGGTTCGGGCCGACCTCAGCGTCTGCTGTGAACGTCAACTGAGGCTGCCACCCTAGCGCATCGAAAGGCAGAGTAGCCATAATCTGCGTCACTTGTGAAGCCCAGTGGATCGTGTCTTGGTCCGGGATGTAGGCGATCAAAGCGTCGTGGATCATACCCACGATTTCAATCTCGCCATTCGGGTACTCCCGTTCGATTTCCGCAATGGCCCACAGCATCATATCAGACAGACAGGACTGGATCGGTGAGTTAATGCTTTGGCGCTCGGCCCTCGCCCTGATCTCGCGATCTCGGGAATAGATCGTAGGCAGGTGACGGATACGGCCCAAGGGCGAGCGCACCGCCCCGAACTGCCGTGCGAGCTTGCGCTGCCGCTCGTGGTATTCGAGCAAGCCGGGATAAAGCTCGAAGAACGCATTGCGCATGACGGTCGCCTCTTCGAGAGTGAGCTTCAGGCCGTAAGTCGCCCATGCGTAGGCCATGAGACCTTCTGCGCTCATTCCGTAGAGCAGACCGAAATTGGCGGGCTTGGCGTGCGTCCGGTTCTTCTCAAAAGCATCCACCAGCGCCTTGTCATCGCTATACTTCCAGGAATTGAAAGTTGACAGGTCAACCTGAGCGAGCTTGGCCCCCGTAACCGCGTGAAGGTCCAGACCGTCCTTGTAGGCTTGGAGCATTTTCTTTTCGCCCGCCACGCAGGCGACGACTTTCAGCTCTCCTTGAACGTAATCGGCGCTCAGCGTGACCTTGCCCTCGGGCGCGGGAAAGCATTCGCGAATACGCTTAGCCCACTTGGTCTTCTTGGGGATGACCTGAAAGGGAGGGTCTTTGGCTGAGGTGCGCCCCGTGACTGTGCCGCCGTCGCCGTCGTCATGACCCTCGAACGTAGCGTGAGCGAGGAAGTAGGTGGGGTGGAATTTCCCGTCTGGACGCAGGTGCTTGAGGAAGCCGTCCACGAAAGTCGAGAGCGTCTTCATCGCGCTGTCGGCTTCGGTAAGAGCTTCGATCATTTGCGCGGCTGCCGGGACCGTCGCGAACTGCCTGAGATGGGACTTCGCAAGGGATGGCTCGCCGGTCTTCGCGGTCACTTCCTTGGGCCGTAGATTGAGGCCGTGTGGGGTAAAGAAGAACTCCTTGAGGATTTTGGGCAGCATGGGGCTTTTACCCTCCGCAAGCTGCTCGTCAATCCTGTCGCGGTATTTGATGCGCATCCGGTGAGGGAGCGCGTCCAAGGTCTTCTTATGGGCCTCGTCAATCGCTTTGCGGAGATCGTCACGCAACTGGTGGAATTTGTGCGCATCCGCCAGCACGCCGCGCCGTTCAATCTTCTCGAATGCGCGCGCTGCCGGGTGAAGGACTTTCACGTAGAAATTGGCAAGCTGCCCGTCCGTCTTGAGGTCGTCCCTCAGAACGTCCGCTACGCGCTGTACGGCGTCCGTATCTCCGCCAGCGTAGGTCAGAAGGTCGTTCCCAGCCGGGATCGCCTCCATGCGGCCCTTGTCGTACTTGTCATTGAAGGAATCGTCATAACCGCCAATAGGGGTAAGGTGCTTGGCGTGCGTGTTCAGAGAGTTGGAGCGGTTTTCATCGAGCAGCGAGCCGACGAGCATCGTGTCGAATTTGAAGTTCGTGCATTCGATGCCCCACTTCACCGCGATCCATACAAGATCGTATTTGCCGTTCGCCAAGCGCAGCCGGACCTTTGGAGAGGTCAGCAGCCAGCGGATATGGTCGTAGAGGGGAACCTTGGGGTCGAGATCGATCGGATGCTTCTGAGGTCCAAGGTACAGCACTTCGGCGGTCCCCGGCTTCGCCGTAAAGCTGATGGAGATTATGTCCTTGGCTGGATACCAGGGGTAAAAGCCCATCGTCTCAATGTCGCAGGCCACGTCTACCGGCTTGCCCGTCTTGGCGTGCTGAGCCTCGATCCATTCGATCATGGGCTGGTAGGTGTTTACCCACTTGTATTCACCGAGGACCGGCGTCGTGCTGCCGGTGCGGATAATCCTGACTGCAAGCTGCGTGTCCCAATTGATGGTTTCTTGCTTGTCGGGTTCCTGGCCGACGAGGCTTGGATCGTATGTAACGAGGTAGTGGCCCGCCCCCGCCTTGATAGGCTTTTCCCGCATGGAGGTGAGGGTGCGCCCTTTATGGACGGTGCCAGCGCGTCTCAAAACATCGAGAGCCTTATTACCGCAAACGAGGATCACGCCGCCCGGTGCTGGAACGGGTGCGGGTGCCTCTTCGATGACATCGACAAACTTGTGCTCGGGAATCTCTGGCCTAAACGGACGAAAGGCGGGAGTGAAGACTCTCTTAGCGACCTCAGCGTTGGCCGCAGTCCAGATCGTGAGCATGAACTAATCCGCTACTTCTTCGCTTCAATGGGGCACCAACCGACAGCCGTCTTGCAGAAAGCGCGCACCACCGCCTCGCCCAGCTCGTCAATGCTGAGTTCGTCCGTCGCGTAGCGCTTGTCGAAGAACTTCTCAGGCGCTGTTTTGAGCTTCGGAAGGTTGACGAAGTACAGGTCGATATGCGGCACACCGTTGATGATCCGGGCATTGATGAAGATGCCGAGATTGCCTTTGACCCGAAACAAAAGAAGAACGTGCTTCGGAGATATGATCTGCGAGCCTACCAGCCGGACGTGAAACGGGACGACGAGATCGCCAAGCATGACTTGGCGCGAGGCTTCCGCGCTCAGCCTGTTCACAGCACCGTCGTACTGGAAGGACACGCCGAACTCGTCGGCGAGAGCGAACATGAGAGGCGAGCTTATAGATGCCATTTGAGTTGCCCGTTGTTCGATACACAGGCCCAAAGCCCGATTGTGATGCCGCAGTAGGTGACAGCAAATTCTTTCCGGTCGGCGCTGGCCTGTACGGTGTGAAGGATGATCTTGTCGCCGGTAATCGACGGCCAGAGAGGAAAGGTCTCGACCTGATCGCCAACCTCTAAGCTCTTGAAGTCCTCGACGGTGAGAAGAGGGACCGCTGCCATATCAAGCCTCCTTGATCTTTAGGATGTCGGGGAACGCGCTGTCGAACTTCACGCCGAGACCGAGAAGGATCGCGCCGAGCGTCTTGGCTGCGAGCAAGTCGTCAGAGACGGAAAGGTGAATTGAGGCATAGTTTTTGCTGCCTTTGACAGTCAGGCCGCACTTCGCAATGGCACCAGCGTAGGTGCTGAACTTGGGGCCTTCGATGCGGACAGAAAGACTGGCGCTGCTGTACCGGGCCGCAACGCGAAGATCGGCGTTGCCTGCGACAAGATAGTAGCGCGATCCAGGCGAGGAACCGTCAACCGGCTGGTACAGGCGGTCAGCGTTGCGAAGCTTGACGGTCGGCGCGGTTTTGAGCTGAGTGAGGTCAAATTCAGACCAATCGGCTTTCGCCTGCTCGCCCGGCTTGGCGGTCTTAAGAAGCTTGGCCTCTGGTACGTAAGGAGCCTTCAATACAGCCTCATGTGTTTCGGCGGGAGCCGCGTCCTTGAACGGTACAAGGTTGGCCTTCGAGTTCTTGATCTCATCGATCACCTTGTCGATAGCTGCGCCGAGGGAAGCTTTCTGAGAAACGCTAAGGGTGTTCGCGGCCAAAGCGTGAAGCTGATTGAGAGCCACAGGGACTTCCCAAGTCTGTACCGGCGCTTCGGGATCGGGGGTGGGCAGAAAGAAAATGAACCTGTCGGGCGTGAGCTTGATCGAAACTTCGCTCACAGAGAGCCAATCGTAATTGGCCTGCTTGATGCCGATCTTCTGAATTGCGGCCAGACCATTAAGACCGGTCTTGAATTTCACAGCCATATCAACCTCCTTGTTGTCTCGGCTTAACACCAAGAGTATAGCTTAGGTCTAGCAGCTTTGCAATTAATTTCACTGCCAGGAGCCGAAATTTACCAAGATTTTGGGCCGGGGCTTTCACCGGATCGATGCAGGTCAAGACGAAGGTGCAGCCCTGGTCTTCAAGGTTTTTGATGATCTTTGCCGTGTCGGAAAACAGCAGGAGAGTGATCTTAGAGCACTCGCGCCCGAGATACACCACCGGAACCGTTTTGTCTGTTAGGTCGGGTAACAAGGGCGCTCTCCTCTACGATGATGAATGCGTTCTTACTGAACGCGGACGGTCTAATCAAGGCTTTCGTCAGCCAGCTCCGAGCTTCGTCTTCGGACTTGAAGTCTTCATCGATAACCCGAAACGGAGACCTGTCAAGAAACAGGTCGGCGGCGTCTTTGTAGGCGATACGGTACTTGGGCATAACACTACCTCTACTTGTCCCATATTGAAACTCGGGGCATGGGGGTGAACGTCTCGACCAAAGCGCTGCGCTTCGGCGGAATAGACTTCTCGACGGGCTTGGCAACCGCCTTGCCGAACACTGGAGCGTGAGCGCGCTGAGACGATTTAGAGCCGGTGGCGTCAACCACCCCGAAATGCTCCACAAGGAACTTGATCTGTTCTTGGCTCTCCACAGCCCGATTGCAGTAGTGCTCGCGCACGTAGGCGACCGCATTCTTCTCGCCAAGTGTCGCCACGAGCGCTGCGAAGAACGTGCCGGTGCGACCGTGACCGCCGATGCAGCCCGCGTGGATTTTCTGGCCCGCAACCAGCTTGTCGAGGGTCCACTCGACCAGCTTCTTGAAGTCGCCGACACGAACCGGGGCGCCCATGTCTTGGATCAGGAACAAGACTTCCGAAGAGCCGTTCCAAGGGTACTGCTTGCCCGTCAGCTTCATACTGCTGTCAAAGCCGATGTATATGTCGGCGTCTTCGATCTTGGGGGTCAAGCAACTGCCTCCATAAATGACGAGATCGCCGCCTGGAAGCTTGAGCGGATGGTGGCCTTCGTAGCAGCGCGGCACGTACACAGTCGTTTCCTTTGAGTAGGGGTCGGAAGCAAAACCGGAGCGATAGCTGCGAATGCCCGCGCGGTCGCCGTGTATGAAGTCGTCTATGCTCTTTCTGCTCATGGTGCCCTCCTGGCTAAGCGGCTTCTTTGCGGATGATCTTTTCTACCCAAAGTTCGGGCATGATCTGAAAATGCTTCTTCTCAAACTCGGCTTTAGAGATTGCGGCCATTTCAGCGGCCAGCTTTTCAGCCTGAGCCTTTTTGGCTGCCTTCTCGGCAGCGAGTTCAGCAGCAGCTTCCTGCTCTGCTTTGAGCTTAGCCAGCCCTTCGGGGGTTAGCGTTGCCTGCTTCATCTTCTCTTGCGGGTAATGGCCGACCGCGCCAAGAGCCTCGACTTTGAACCAATCGACTACACCGTTGATCTCAGGGAAGTGCTCTGCCAGCGCAGCCATGATCTTAACCAGATCAGGGTGAGCGTAGTGGGCTACGGCGCTGTCTGTAGCAATAGCCTGCGGGATTTGACCGGAGCGCTGAATATCGAGGATGCGCAGCAATTTGTGAGAATTATACATACCGTAGAGATGGCCCTTGTTGAAGATCGGGCCGTTGTTGTGGCTGAGCGTCCATACCGTGTCCATCATCATCTCAGCCGAATATTCGCCCGTGACAAAGCTGACGAGACAGTCTGTGACCTTGCCCCAAGCCTTGCCGCCGTAGCCGGGACTCCACTTGGAATGATAGAACTGCCATTGCAGGCACTTGACGAAATCGCCAATCGTCGTGACTGGTGGCTTTTCGAGAAGCGCTTTATGAATTTTGGACTCGGCGCCGCCCGAAGACTTGATGAACTGCGCAACCTCGGGGCCGAACTTGGCCTCGATCTTTGCCAGATCGTGCGGGAGTGATTTGTTGTGACGGCTCTCGCGAGTGCAAATGAGCAGGAGATAGTAGAACGCGCGCACGGCTTTGGGGCCGAGAATAGAATGATACGTCTCTACAAATTCCTGCTCCCACTCGGATAACGGCTCAAGCGGAGCGCGCCTGGAACGGATAAGGGCAAGACCGTGATTGAGCGCGTAGAACCAAAGCGCTTCGCTCTCGGGGCCGGTGTTGGGGGCCTTGTCCTTCGCCATGTAGGCAGCCACAGCAGCAGACACCTTCTCGACCGGAACGTCACTCATGTCTCGGTGAGCGGTGAACACGCGCGAGTTATGATAGGCAAGAGTTGATTTCGGATCAGTCAGTGCCATGCCACCCTCCTTGGTGCGTTTCAGGCTGTATTGTTAAGCTACAGCCTGAAGTCGCGCTTTGCAAGTATTTTTTGCAATTAATTGCAATTATATTTTGAGGCCGAGGCGAGCCTTCCAGCCCATGCGGCGCAGCGCAATGCGCACCGGCAGCACATTGAAATGCGTAACGTACTTGAGCTGCGCATCCGTCTCGACAGCGCGGCTGACGTAGTTCGCGCGGACGTAGCTCACTGGCGAGCTGTACCCTGCAACTTTGGCGAGGAGGGCGAGGAACAGTCCAGTTCTGCCGTAACCACCCATGCAGCCAATGTAAACACTCTTGCCGCTGAGAGCCGCCCTGTAAGCCGCAATAAGCGCTTGCCGGACAAGCTCGTCGTCTTTCGGAACCGAGAAGTCGATGATTGGTAGGTGGAAGCTGACGGCATCTTTGTTCACACGCTCGGCGCGAACGCAGATGCCGAACCATCCAGGCTTCGGGTCGAAAGAGTCGAAAGGACCGCCCGTGAACTTGAGCGTGTGACACCCGAACAGGATGCCGAGACGAACCTCCAGGGTGCCGTTGCCCTTATTGTCGCGCGGGGCAAAGATGCGGCGCGGCGTCGGCTCGGCCCTGACGAGATCGGGTTTAGGTTCGATGTGCTTTTTCTTCTTCACTGGTGCCCTCCGTGGCTTGGGGGTTGATGCTGTGACTTCGAGTTCTGCCGGTGAAGCCTCGACCGGCACAACAGGCTCGATTGGCGCTACGACCTCGACGGGCGCGGTAGGCTCGAAAGCAGCGTCGGCGACCAGCACCGGTTTGGGCTTGGGCGCTTTCGGCTTCCTTTTCGGTTTTGTAAGCTGCTCAGCTTGTGCGCTGTCAGCCTTTGCAGTCTTGGTCTTGGCAGCCATGCCATATCCTTTTCTGTTAAGTTGCAATTAATTGCGAAGCTGGTTCACACGCATGACGCTTCGGATCACGCCATTGCTAATAAACATGAACCAATCGAGGTAGCGCCGGTTTCCGAAGTCGGACGTGACCGGAGCTGAGCGTCTTGCCATCCTGCGTAGGCGCGCAACTGGATCGCCGTAGATTCCGGCATTTCTCGCCATCAGCTTGGCGGCGTCACTTACAATGCAGTCCCTCGTGCCCATCGTTAGTCATCTCCCGATACTTTGCCCCGCGCAGTATAAGAACAGATCGCGGCGCATCGATAACAACCCGAACGACCCCGTTCTGATAATAGTCGCCAGATGAAACAAAAACATCAGGAATTACTTCAATGCCTTCGTACTCGGTCACTTCATACGTGCAATGGCCTTCCTTGTTCAAACGAAAACTCGTCTGGCTGTAGATTTCCAGAACCACAAACCGTTGGTCCTCGACGTAGAAGTCATCGCCTTCGCGAAGAGTGAGAACAAGAGCCATGACGAAATTCCTTTCCCCTACGCCCGCGCCAGCACTGTATAGGCGGCAAAGTCGGCAGGAACTGCCGTAGGTACGGATTGAAGACCAAAACCCGCAACGGTGTAGCCAAGATCGGCAAGCTTGATATTGCCATAGAAATTTCTGAGCGCTAAGCCTTTAAGCTCGCTGGCGCGCTCGACAAGAATTTGCGAAGCGCGGTAGGCAAACTTCTTATCGTCGTAGATCACGCCGAAACAGTCTGTCAGCTCGGCGTCAGCAGACGAAACGAAAGCTGACGGAGGGGTGAGGTCAAGCGTGATGTGCTGGCGCTGCGGCAGCTCTGCGATGCCGTCGAGTACGGCCTGAAGAACGTCTTCATTGCCCCACCATTGCGCGGCTTGAATGGTGTGCGGCTTGTCCATGCCAATGTCGGTCACGGTGGCCTCGCAGACGCCCATGACTTCCAGGCACCAATCGATAACGGTATTGAGTTCGGGCGCGTCGGAGCTGTCGATGACCGGAACCTCGACATCGAACCAAATGTCGCCTGTGTCGCCGTTGATCGTGACGCGCTTAACGACGCCCTTCATCGCCTCGATCTTGAGATCGGTACAGCCGGTGACGCAGGTCTTGTCCATAGCGCGAGCGACGACCGCTGCGTGGCTAGTCGCGCCGCCAGTCTGCGTGAGAATGCCAATGGCCGCGTTCATGCCTTTAATGTCTTCGGGCGTCGTCTCGTGCGAGACGAGGATACAAGGCTCTTTGCAATTAACTGCATCTTCGGCGGAGTAAACAGGCACGCCCGAGACGATGCCAGGGCAAGCCGGCAGACCAACATGCGTCGGCTTGGTCTTGAATGAAGGATCGATGCTTGGGCGACGGAGCACCTTGAACTGCTCGACTGTAAGGCGCTGACGCGCCGTGCCACGGTCGATCATGCCCTCATTGACGAGATCGACCGCGATACGGAAGGCAGCGCGTGCGGAACGCTTGCCCACGCGGGACTGAAGCAGGAAAAGGCAATCGTCCTGAACGGTGAACTCGCAGTCCACCATGTCGGCGTACATCTCTTCGAGTTGGAAGCAGAGAATGTCCAATTCGCCGCGCCAAGGGGCGTCGATTTCATCGAGATTGAGCGGAGTGCGAATGCCCGCCACCACATCCTCGCCCTGAGCGTTGGCAAGATACTCACCCATGATCTTCGCCTCGCCAGTAAGGGGGTTGCGAGTGAAGAGAACGCCAGAGCCAGAGTTGTTGCCGGTGTTGCCGAACACCATGGCCTGCACGGTAACTGCGGTGCCCATGTCATGGGGGATTTTATTCAAGTCGCGGTAAGCCACAGCGCGTTCATTGTGCCAGGAATTGAAGACGGCACGAATGGCGGCTTTAAGCTGCTCCTCGCGGCTTTGCGGGAAAGCGTGGCCTACGTGCATGGCGAAGACTTCGAGGTAGGTCGCCACCAGCATGGAAAGTGCGACAGCATCGAGGTCAGCATCGTTTTTGACGTCAGCCTTGGCCTTGATCCAATCGAGCTGCTTTTCGAACTTTTCCATCGGAACGCCGTAGGCAGTAGCGCCGAGCATTTGAATGAGACGGCGATAAGAGTCCAAGGCGGCGCGCTCGCCAAGACGCTCAATCCAGTCGGGAAGCGTCTCGGACGTGAGACCGACATTTAGGATTGTGTCCATCATGCCCGGCATTGAGATTGGAGCGCCGGAACGGACAGATACGAGCGGGCGATAGGAGAAATGGGCGTGAAGCCACTCGTCGGCCTTCTCGACTTCGGCCATGATCTTGGCGAGGTAGGAGCTGGCGAGAGCCGCGCCAGTCACTGTATTTGCATGGTATTCATTGCAGGCGGTCGTCGGGATTGTGAAGCCCGGAGGAACCGGCATTTCATGCTGAGACATCTTGACCAGGCCCGCGCCTTTGCCGCCGAGAATTTTCTTGGCGTCGGCTGCGCTGCCAGCCCAATCGCAGTGGTTTTTTGAGAAGCGGTATACGAGAGAATTTGTCATTTGCTGCCCTCCTTGGCTACCCCTACAAACTAGGGCATAGTGCAATTAATTGCAAGTCTGAATTGCAACTAATTGCACGATTTTTAGGCCCAACGACAATCGAAACGAAGCCACTCGGAATGCAAGCAGACCCAGGTCGTCTTCTGGTGCTGAGGCTTAGCACGAGGGGCCGCGTGCAGGCGGCCGTATATCTCCGTGCCGATCATTCCGCCGACGACAGACAGGACGGCGGCAGCGAGCAGAACGAATGCCTTCGTTTTCATTTTCTCACCACGAGAGTTTTGGAAGCTTCGAAGTAGTCTCGGCACCATTTCTCGTGGGGCGGCACGTCAATGCAGTGCGAGATGATGCTGGGGTGTACGTGGCCCGCCTTCAGAGCGTAGAGGTGGGCCGCGAACATAAGAGCAAGCACGGTTAGGCCCAGATAAACGACACCAGCGATGGGGGTTCTCATAACTTCTCTCCTGAGAATGGGGTTTCTGAAACACGAGCAGGGTTTACCGCCTGCTTACCCGAAGGTCGCTCGGGAGCGTTCAAATTGCTGACGATCCCGAACGCAATGTATGAGAGGCAGAGCAGCGCCAAGGCTGCCATTACGCAAACATGCAGTCGCATACTCGAACTCCTGACTCAGTTACGAATTTGGGGGGTTTAGTCTGGCCCTCCGTGGCACTCTCATGCTATCCAACTTTGCAATTAATTGCAAGGGTCTAGCGCACCACGTCGATGCAGACAGGCGCAAGACCGTTAATGCCAATGAGCCGAGCCGCGCCACGCGAGAGATCGATAATCCTGCCGGGAACGAAGGGGCCTCGGTCGTTGATGCGAATTTCGATTGACCGGCCAGTTCGCTGATGCTTGACGCGAACGATGGTCCCAAAAGGCAGAGACTTGTGTGCGGCTGATAAGCCGTCCGGTTCGAAGCGCTCGCCGTTGGCTGTGCGTTTGCCTTCGTGGTAGTGCGAGGCGATGCCGCATTCGGCAAGAACAGGCTGGCCGGGAATAACAAAACTCAGGACCGTCAGGCCCGCGATAGTGGATCGCATTCGGGGTTCCTCTAGGCTTTTTATTGGAATTGCTAAGCCTAGAGGATTTTGAAATTAATTGCAACGCTAAAGTTGCGCTCGCGTTTCAGTGCTCAGCCTATCGCAGCTATGCCTGACAGTCGCTGACGGCGGATAGCTCGTGCATTCAGTAACGAAGCCGTCCCAAAAATCCGTAAAGCGAATATACCACGCCGGTCGCGGTAAGAATCGCTGAAAAGGGGTGAAGGGTATGAACTTGGGCTTTCGGTATCCTTGGGGCCGACCGCGACCTCTCTTTACACTCGACTCGGTACTCAGTGCTTCCATCTGACCTCTCCAGGTGCAATTAATTGCAGTTCCTTCCTAACGCCGTAAAGGCCGAAACGATTGGCGCGACCAAGCATACGACGCCCACGGGCCTTCCACTTGGCTTTCTTCTGTTCGATGACTGCCTCGTTGCCCTTGTCGTCTTTGGAGTCGTTTTCGGCGTCTGCCAAGAGCATGAGGGAAACGAGAACTGCCATGTTCGTCTTGTCGGCGAGGAAGCCTTCGTCCACCAGGGTCAAGATGAACATGACGCACGTATAAAGCCCTTCGACCGGATCGTCGTCGGTCAGCTCGCGCATCAATTGCCCTGCTATGTCATCCACGGCTTTTGCCACGTAGCTGACATGGAATTGATTGACTTCGGTGAGCGGGGCCACGGCGGCGACATTGAGCTTTTGGTCAACGTCCAGCCTGAACTCATAGCCCTTCTTTCGAACCTCTTCGGACATGAGATACAGGAGATGCGCTGGCACCGCCCGCTCAATCACATGCCGGTAATTACCTTCGATGCTGCTTGTCACGCTTGTCATCTCGTTTGGCCTTTTCTCTTGATACCCCAAATTCGGCTGCCAGCTCGTCAACCTGTTCATTGGTGATGACGCTGAATCTCTTGATCGAATAGGGTATGTCGCGCTCCTCCAGGGTCTCTGTGAAGTCGTGAAGCGCCCGGTCACTGAAAGTTCTGTAGCTAATGGACACTGGCTGTCAGCTCCTCGTAGCTAATGTCTGCGCCGCCCTTCACGATCTTGGTCGCGACTTCTGGCACCCGCTGCGCGATGCTGAGCGGGACCGCGTTCATCGGTATTCTATGGCGTATCCAGATTTCGCGAAGGATTGTCAGGCCGTAAGCGACCCCGGCCATACTGTCGGCGAGGTCTTTAGAGCCGCGCGGCGGGTGATCTATCACTGCGCGTTTTGTGTCGATCTCAAGAGAGATAAGCTCGCGACGCGCCTTGGGATGTTCGGGGGCCAGCACGCGACCATCGTAGATCGCCTGCTTGAGAATGTCGTAGGCATCGGTCGTCTTGTCCACCGAAGCGTAGTGAACGGTAAAGCCGCGCTGAAAGAGAATCTGCATACTGTCGCGCGATTGGAAGCCGTCGAAGCTCACCCACTTGATCGGCATCTTGAGCGTGTCGCGGAGCGTGTAGAGCAGCTTCCTGATGTTCTCCAGCTCGATCTCGCCGCCCGGTGGCACTTTCACTTCGAGAATGAGGTCATAGCGGATGATGGGCAAGGTCTCGGTGTGCTCGCTTCGCTGGACGTGTTTGAAGCCGCTTACGTGCCCTATGCTGATGCCTGCGCTGTCTTTCCGGTAGGATAGGTCAATGTGGACAAAGCGAGGCTCGGCAGGGTTCTCGATCCGCTTCGGAAAAAGCTTGATCTTCGAGTGGATAAAGTCGGCGTCTTCTCGGGACGCGATGGACTGCACAACGCCGAACGACCGCGCCACGGCCTCGGTGTTCATTATGAAGGGGTGGATGGCGTTGGTTGCCACACCGGCAATGTCGCGGAGCGCGGCCAGCATGTCGCTTTCGAACGAATGCCGGTATTCGACCGGAACCTCGACAACCAGGGCTTCGTCTTTGATGGGCACTTCGGCCCCATCTTTCAGGATGTACGGCTTGCGCGTCTCGTCGCCGACGAAGACCTTGAAGCGCGCGTCTCCGAACTTCTCGGGCCGGATTTCCCAAATGCGCTTGTCATAGACAAAGATGCGGGGGTTCGTCCTGGCTTCCGCTTCCTTCACGTCCGTAAATTCGCCCCGGTAGTTTCGGGACGAAACGAGGCAGAGCATACCGGGCAGCGCGCCGAGCTGCATAAAGCGAGACTCGCGGCGTCGGGCAATCGAATTGTAGTTTTGAACGGCCTGATCGTAGGTCTCGCCGTCTTTCGACATTTTGGACTTTTCGACCACGGCCATGAAGTTAATTTCATCGATCAAGCCGCCGATGACGTTCTGACCGATAGCGGCTGTGTCCGTGCCCGCCACGGGTTTGACGATGATGCGTTTAGGGAACCGCATCTCGCTTGCGAGGCTGGTCTCAAAAGGGAAGTGGCTCCTGAAGTAAGGGGCCTTTTCGATCATTTCCCGGAAGCGCATGTAATCGACGCCCTTCGCGAGTTTTTCCGAGATCGATTGAAAGACGATGAGGATTTCGGAGGCAGGGTCCAGATCGAACTCGGCGTGCGGGTTGCGCAGGCAGGAAAGAAGGTAAAGCTGATAGGCTTGCGTGTAGAGTGCGAGGGTTGTGTTATGAGTCGGCACCATCGCTTCGCCTGCGAGATAAAGCTTAGAGTCGCTGTCAACGGTTATGCAGCGTACAGGGCGGGACGGAACCGGCACAACCTCCTTAATGTATCGCCAGCCCGCAGGGGAAACCTTGCTGACACACGGCTTGAGATACTTAGCCTTTCTTGGTAGCCGAAACACTTTCTTGTCTCGGGGGGTGAACGCGACAGTGTAAACTAGGCCGCAATCTTTGCCTCGCAGCATTGCCGTCCTTTCACGAATAGTAGGCTTTAGACCTAAAGAGCGGACCAGCTCAAGAACATCATACGCAAGACGTTTTTTCTTCTGAGTGAACTCGCAATTACCCTGTCTTTTATCAATTGTCCCGTCGCTATCCATAAGACCTTGCAGCAACGCTAAACGCTGATCTTCTGAGGCGCGCAAAAAAACAGGTGGTATATGCTTATTGCCATATAGATTGTAGGCTCTAAGAGCTGGTCCAATACCGTGTATCGTCCGGGCCGGAACGGCATTAGGACGCGGTTGCTCCGTTATCCAGTAATGTCGCCGCAATTCCAGAATTACGTCTTCATCTACTGACCCTATCCGGTTTCCGTCTGAACTTCCATCTCCGAGCCAGACCCCAAGAACATACGGATCAATACCGAGGCCGGGAACATCCGCTAGCTTCAAACTTCCCGCAACCTCAATGCCGTAGTCCCGGTAAATAGTTGAAGCTATCTGCTTTGTACTGAGCACCTCGGGGTGAGTTTTAGTATGACGCTGACTTGCTGACCAAACACGCCAAAGATGGTCTTCATCGGCAACTATAGACGACCCGTCGCTAAATCTAATTTCATAGCAAGTCCGGTTCAACATAACGGGGTGGGCCGACAACACAGAGCACATTTCTCCGTGTTCATCGAATACCGTATCGCCGTCTTGCAAGTCACCCATGCGCGTCCAACCGGACGGTGTTGGTATTGGCGTATCAACGTCTAAAGCCTTGCCCGAGCCTATCCCGCCCGTAAGCACGCTCTCGACGTACTTACCCGAATTAAGCTCGCAGAACTCGTCCATGACGCGCGGCCACAGCGCGCCGGGTTTGTTCATGTATGTGGGGCTTTCGACAAACTCGCGCGGCCCGACCGGCTCATGCGTGTACTTGAGCACGTTGGTTATGGCGCGCGGGTCTTCAGCCGCTCTTTGAATGAACGAGGTGAGCAGCCCCATATTCTCGGGAAAGTCGTTTGCGACCTCCGTGAGCAGGATCGATGCGATCTCGTCCATGTCCTCTCGGGACAGCCTATTCGGGAGAGCTTTCATGTTCGATGAACCGTGTTCTCTCTTGAATAAGTTCGTTCATCCGTGCGGCGAATTTCGCCAAGAACTCCTGCCGAGCAACGCGCCTCGCGAAGTCACCGTTTGCGTCGTCGCCGACGCCAATGTGAGCAATGACCTTCGGCGTTAGCCCAAGCATCTGAGACCGCTGCTCCTGTATCTTAAGCAGGACGGCGAGATAATTGAGACTGACCTGAGGAGCAGCCTTGGGGTCCAGGTTCGATAGCCTTGACCACGTTTCGCTTTCAATGAGGTCCAGCCGGTTTAGGGCCTCGCCTCGGTGGCGCATATGCTCCTGAGTCGCGCCGGTCATTTCCCAGCGCGCGTAGACGCGCCGGATAAACCGGTCCATCTTTCGATGGTCGGGGATTTCGAGCAAGGTCATGAGCGTGCGCTTCTGACGAATGCCCTTGAGCATCATGAGTTCGACGCGCGCGACCTGCTGCTCTTCGTGCTCGGCTTTTTCGTCCCCTTCCGGGCCATAGATCGGCTGCTCGGGGACATCCACGTAGGCCGGTAGAAAAGGGCGCTCGTCCGCTGGCACTTTTCTGCGCAACTCGGTCGTGGTAACGCGCTTTTTCTTGATCTTGACTTTGGTCATCAGACGGCCTTAGCGAGCTTGACCTTCTTGCCGGACTTTTCCTTGGCCTCTTCCTTGGCCTCGGCGTCGTTAGCCAGCTTGTCGTAAATCTTCTTATGAGCTGCTGCGGCGATCTGCGTCTGCTGCTCTTTCGAAAGCGAATTGAACGTCTCGCAGATAAGGGCGAGCGCCACGTTGCGGAGCTTGGCACCGGCAATGCCCATAGACCCCTTCATCGCCTTGTCGTAGCTTTCGACCTCATGGCCGATAAGCGCCACCACGTCGTCGCCTGAGATTTTCATGGCTCGCTTCATGGCAGTCGTGTACGCAAGGTGCTCCTCGGGCATGAGCAGAAGCATGACAGGAAGAGGCGCGGCCTGGGTCGTGGGTGTCAGCTTCACCCCATCGCTTGGCTTGAAGTCAGGCACTTCAAGAAGCTTCAGGACCGAGACTTGCTGGTCCTCTTTCACGCCGGTCATGCGCGCGATCTCAGCGGAACTGAACTCTTTGTGAAGGTCCACCAGAAGTCGGGCGAGCTTGATCGGTATGTTCTGACCGCGAAGCCCGTTCATAGATAGCGTGCGCACCTTGGCGCGCGTTTCATCGAAGGGCACCACGATGATCGGAATGAACTTCTTGCCCGCGATAACCGCCGCTTCGTACCGGTGTTCGCCGTCGATGATAAGGTAATAGCCTTCCTTGGCCGGGTTCACGCGGCAGAGAAGCGGCTGGTTCATGCCCTCTTCTTTGACCTGCCGGGTGATCTCCTCGAACAACTCGGCTTCCATCGAGTTGGGGTTGTAGTCGTTCTTTTCGACTTTATCGATGGGAACCAAACGAAAATCGATCTGGTCTTCTGCCGGAATATCCGAAACTGGAGCGGGCGCAGTAATAGGTTCCGGTTTTTTCTTCAGGTTCAATGCCATGACTTGCCTCCGTGCTGGGGCCTGATATTGCAATTAATTTCACTGCGCGGCAAGAGGTTCTTTGGCGAGATCGTGCTCGCGCCGCTGCTGGATTTTCTTTTCGATCATGTCTGAGAGCCGATAGGCTTTCGGATCGGGCACCACAAGGCCGTTCGTCAAGAGGTCAACGCGGTTCGGGAGCCAGCGCTCTTTCCAATATTGCACCTGATCGCCGAGAGAATACGTGATCCTGGCCCCCGGATCGTCTGCTTGTTCTAGGAGGTGGGCTTTCCCGTTCTTTCGGCAGAGCATCACGTAAAAGCCTGCCCCGCTGTTGACTTCGCCCCGGTATTCGATCCCGCGCGGGTGCAGGCGATTGTATTGGCTGGACTTGCCGTGAAGCGCTTTGATGATGATCGCGCAAACGGAAAGGTGGTATTCGATTTCGTGGAGCCTCAGCACCTCTGTCGAGGTTGCGGCCAAGGCCAACATCTTGCCGCCTGTGATCTTGCCGAAGTCGTAAAGCGGAATACAGCGGCTGAGCGCCACGACCATATGGTGAGTGTTGTGCCCTTCGCCTTTACCGTTGACGCCGACCGGGCCACCAGCCCATTCCGTAAACGGTCCCCACGGAAGAGCGCAATCATTCAGCACGAATAGGCCGAGGAAAGCTCCGCTGCTCTCGTCGGTCACGAGCCATTCCGAGCCGCGCCCGGTGTTCCTGAGCCTGTAGTTTTGGTCCTCCGAAGAAAGCGTCACGCGGAAATAATCGAAGATGCGCTTCTCATAAGGGGTCGTGCATTTCGTGAGCACCGGTATGATCTGGAACGGATCGAACGGGCGAATGAGGTCGAGCGCCGCAGTCTCCAGGCAGGTGAGGTTTACCATCCAGTCTCGCAGAAACGAAATGTCGTGCTTGGAACCGGCCTTTTTGAGCACCTTGCCATAGTAAGGGCCTTTGACGACGCCGACGTTCTTTCTTTTCCTGGGCATTAGGCTTTCCTCATTAGAACGAGACCGGCTTTCCTGGTTTCTGAGCCGTGCCAAGGGAACGACCATTCTTTGATGATCGGGCCGACTTTCGAAAAGACTTCTGAGCAGCCTTCCTCCCAGCTTACCGCGCCGTCACCGACGAAACTGAAGACGTAATGGCCGGTCGGGATGTGCTTGCAAGTGTCGAGAATCAGCGAGCGCCAAAGATCGCCCGGCATCATGCCGTCCTTCTGAGGCTGAGGCTCGTTATACAGAAGCGCGTCAAGCATCCGGTTAGACTGCATAAACCTGGCGTTGCCGTCTGTGGGGGGATTGAGGTTCACGAAGCTGGGGCGGTCCCATAGGATATGCTTGATGCTTTCCCGGCAGTCGTCTTGGATGATGAAAGGCAGGCGCTGAGGGTTGGCGCTTTGCAGCGCAACCGAGAGGTCCATAATTTCTTCCCTGACCTTAAGAAGCGCGGGCAGCGGATCGCGAAGCATGTCCACCGTCTTTTTCCAAGTCGGGGACTGTATGGCGAGCTGGTCCAGATCGAGAGTTGGCAGCTTCAGAAAGTACATATAATTTTTGTTAAGCAGCACCCACCTGATCGCGAGATATTCGAAAAACAGCTTTTGCTTCATGTTCAGCGGCTCTGAAGACGAAGCGTAGTAGAGACGGTCGAAAATATCGCACGCAATCGGGTGAAGTTTTCCTTCCGCGAGTTCGACGGCAGGCTTTAATCCTTGAGGCAATTTTGCAGGGTTGGAAATGACCTTGCTTATCAGAGCGCCCGAGCTGGCCTGACCGTAGAACAGCGCGTTAGCCGGGATGATGGATCGGAGCGCCAGATCGTTAGCCGTGATGCTCATTCCGTAGAAGGCAAACGTCGCGGAACCGGCGCAGCTCCCGCACGTCATGTCGTGAAACGACCAATCGGGCCACTGGCGCATGGGAACGACTTCCTGAGCCGCGTTCAGTAGGAAGGGAATAAACCGGCGCATACCGCCCATAAACGGCAGCAGACCTTTTCCGATCAAGTCGAGTGACGAGGACATAGGCTATTTCCCGATCTCGTAGAAGCTGAGCGTGCCCGCAGCGATGCGCGCCTTGTTCTCTTTGATTTCTTTCGTGTCGGCGGTGCCGTTGTTCTCCATCGCTTCGGAGAAGGACTCGGCAAGGATGACGTGGCCGAGCGCGCCCGCGCCCTGTATCTCGGCTTCTCGGTCGAAACGCCGCGTGTAAGCAGTCCATACGCCATCGGAGAGAACGCAACCCATGTTTATTGCAATTAATTGCAAATACTGAGCGTCACGAATGCCAATGAACCGGGCGGTCGGATCGGCCTGAACCACAGAAGCCCAGTTCATGATTAGCCAGTCGATTGAGGTCTTGTCGTAAGTTCTGAATTTGCGCCCTGCGTTCTGCTTGTACCAGAGGGCATTCAGGGCTTTGTATTCGTGAGTCTTCCCGAGGCTGTACTCTTCGACAACCGTCGCCGCGCGGGCGTGCTTGACGCGCTTGCGGAGGCTTTTAAGGCTGCCCCCCGGCATCGTGATGGTGTCGGCGGTCTTGATTATGTACTCGTCGTGCTGCTTCTTGACCTTGTAGCCTGCTTTTCTGACGTGCTCCGCCAGCCAAGCCGGAACCAGCTTGACGGGGTGCTGCGTGGCGACCTGGAGAGTTGCGTCATAGTAGGTCTGTTGGCTTCCGAGCGGAACGACGCGAGCCTTGCCCTCTCCGTCCACAAGCATGAGCGCTTCTTTAAGCTCAGTGACGGTCCATTTATCGAGGGCGATCTTGGGAAGGGCGTTCAGGGGCGAGAAAGCAAAAGCAGAGGCTCGGCATTTATCCATCGCCGTGCGCATCGCCGGAATGTGCTTGGTGAAGAGTTGGAGCGGGTGGCTCCCATCGAAAGGGCGAACTCCCTTGGAAGGGGAGTCCCAGGCCGCTCTGGCACCCGCGTTGCGCACGATAATTGGCATTCACTCACTCGAATTAAAAGGGCAATTCTGCTTGGACCGGCGCTGGCGGAATTTTGGTGTTGAACTCGCGCCACCATATCTTCTTCAAGATTTTCGGCTCATACTCGCGGCCATCGACAAGAGAGCCATCCGGCAGAATATGAGTTGTCTTGACGTGCGGGCGCTCGCGGTGAAGCCAAGCCGTCAGCTTGCCCGCACGATGACACTCGCAAGGCTTGCCTTCGCTGCACATGATCGCGACACGATGACCGTCTGCAATTAATTGCAGCACTGAGTCCATTTTCATGACGAACAGGTCGGCGTAAACGGAGACCGGGTTCATGCCGCCGAGGAGAGCGCCGCCCCACCGATAATCGATGCCATGCTCGCGAACGAGCTTTGCAAGGTTATCGCGCCGAAACCACTCGAAGCGAGAGAAGGGTTTGGAGCGCACATCAACCAGCAGGGTGATGTTGTGCTTTTTGAGCAGGTCCACGAATTTTGCGGCGCTGTGATTTGAGTGGCCGACGCTGAAAAGTTCCATCTGGTGTGCTCCTCCTGAACAATGCAACTCTAGGTTATTGAGAGCTGACTGTCAAGCCTAAGTTACTGAGCAGACACTGCTTTTTTGGCAGCCTCTTCGTTTTCACGAAGCTCCATATCGAAGAGCAGTTCGGTGCCTGCGTCGTAGAGCGCCCCAGCGCGCAGAGCACTCCAGAAGCAGAATACGAAGCCAGCCAGAACGAAAGCCCACCACCAATTTGCAAAGATTGTAAGCACGGATAGTCCTCCTTAGATGCCGGTGAAAATACGGATTGCTTCGTAGTGCCAACGGTGCGGGCTGCTCATGGCACCGATTAAGTTCCAGCGGTGAAGCAGTTGCTCAGACTGCTTGCGGCTGGTGACTTCGCACTGGCGCACGCCGGTCTTACCGGTTTTTTCGGGGGTCCAGCGGTACTCCAGGATCGTGACGCCCTTACACATTTTTCACGATCCTGAGTTCGCGGTGGTTGATACGTACGGAGTAACCGTCTTCTTGGAGACGCGCGGCCAGCAGCTCGACCATGGCGACGGAACGGTGACGACCGCCGAAGCATCCAAAAGCGATATGGGCGTTGTCCTCGTCGGCGTAACGAAGCGCGAGATCGAACAAACTGTTGAAGCGGGGGTCGGCAGCAACGAAGTCTTTGACGGCTTCGCTTTGCCCGGTGAGCGCTCTCAGCTCGGGGTCGAAGTGCGGGTTGCGCATCGCGCGGCAATCCACAATGAACGTGGTGTGAAGCGGCGCGCCGTTGCGGTAGCCGAATGAAGTTAATTGCACAGTTTTCATCCTCTTTGCGCAAAGGAGACCTCGGCCTTTAGGCCGGGGAAGATGTTACTTTTGCTGACGGGCGGCCGCCTCTTTTTGCAGCCGCGCACACTCCCGGATACTGGCGAGTGCGACGTCATTCGGCGCGAAAAACCATGGCGCGGACCACCCGGGCCTCGATGCGCGATAAATCATCGCGGCGGCTCTTTGCGTGCCAAACCGCTTTTCCAGCTCCCGGCCAGCCTCTCCGGCCAGATGCACCGCCCATCCAGCGCGACAATGCGTCGTGCCGCAAGCACCGTCCGGGCCATGCCATGTGCACATGTCAAGCGTACCTCCGGCTTCGAGGGCCGACAGGATCGCCAAGTCGATATTGGGCACGACCGGTACCTCGTAATCTCGCCGAAAGCGCGCACCCTCAAGGTATACACCCTCAAGACTCGCGCCCTCAAGACTCGCGCCCTCAAGATCAACGCCCTTAAGACTCGCGCTCTTGAAATTCGCCCCCGCGAGTCTGGCACCATTGAGACTCGCACCCTTGAGATTCGCACCCGCGAAATTTGTGCCCTTGAAAGGCGCCTTTTCGAAATTCGCGTCCTCAAGGCACGCCCCCGCGAAATTCGCGCCCTTGAAATGGGCCTTCTCGAAATTCGCGCCCTCAAGGCGCGCGCCCTCGAAATTTGCGTCTTCGAGGTCCGCATCTGCGAAATTCGCGTTTTCAAGGCGCGAATTCTCGAAATTCGCGTCCTCAAGATTCGAATTTTCGAAATTTGCACCCGTGAGATTGGCACGCGCGAAGCTCGACCCCTTGAGCTCCGTGCGCGCTAAACACGCACGCGCGAGATTCGCATCATCGAAATTCGCGTACGCCAAGTACGCGCTTTCGAAATTTGCGCCCTCAAGATCGGCATACGCGAGTTTGGCGCCCTCAAGATACGCATCTTCAAAAGATGCGCCCGCAAGATACGCCCCTTCAAGATCGGCCCCTTCAAGATTCACCCATTCGAGATTTGCCCCCGAGAGGTCCGCTCTGGCTTTGACGGCGGCCTCCACGGCCAGCCCAAGCATTCTATTTAAACTCGTATCTTCTTCGGCCTCGATTTCGGCTTCAAAGAGAACCTGGCCAGTGATCCGGCGTTTGATTCTAATTTTCATTTTGTTTCTCCGTGTGTGTGCTGCTGCTTTATCAAAGCACGTCAAGCAATAAAGCAAACCCCGGATCGTTCCGCAAGGTTAGCCGCTCTCACCTGAACCTAGCGAAGGACGCCCCGTCCTTTAGGGCGGGGAAGATGTTACGTAGACCCTCCGTGGTGAACTGCTTATGTAATTCAATCTACAGCAAAGCTCACGGAAGTACAGAATAAAATTTCTAGAAATTCTGAGGAATAGCTTCGAGATCGTGCCCAAGATGCTTAAGCAAAAGGGTGAGAACGTCAACGGTCCCGTTGGTAACACCCTGCTCTATTCTGCGAAGCGTGTTTCGATTTACACCGCTCTTTAAGGCAAGGCCGCGCTGAGACAGGCCACGTTCTTTTCGGATCGACTGAATTATTCCTCCCCAGCGTTTTGTGCCCATACCCGATCCCTAAGTCGCCGCGCATTCGGCTTCGTAAATGACAGACACAGCTTGGAACCCGAGGCTTTCGACAGCGCTCTTATGCGCACCGCTCGCCGAAGGAATTGCTATTCGGACGGCGCGGACGCCGCGCTTTCTGGCGTGCTCGTAGACAGCGGCAAAGAGCGCCTTGAAGACACCCTGCTTCCGACTGGTCGGCTCGACGTAGTAGAGCACCACGTCAAAGACCCCTTGCGGGTCGTCGTGATTCCAGGCCAGGACGCCCACGATGTCGTCATCCGGGCTTACCGCGTAAACAACCTCGGAAGTAGGGCCGACAGGGCACACGCCGACGAAATCGGGCGTGAGTCCGTCTTGGACCGCTTCGTGCCAGCCCTCGCTGATAAGCTCGAAAGCCTCCGTCCTACTCGCGTAGCGGCTGTACTTGATCTTAACTTGCACTGCCCCCTCCTTGGTATGCGGCATTTGCAATTAATTGCATCTTCGAATGAAGTCAAGAAAAAAGGGGCCTAAGCCCCTGAAGATCGACCCTAATTCGGAGCGATTAACTTGCAACGAGAGCGGAAGCCAGATCGCCGACGACCTGAACCGGAGTAAAACAGGCGCTCGCAATGCGCCGCATGACTTGTTCGGGCGAAAGGACGTTTAGGCTACGCATACGCTCGAAAGCTCTAACAGCCTCGACAACAGATTCTGCTTGAGCCAATGCTTCATCGTGACTTTCGGCGGTGAACTGGAAACCAGCCACGGCTGGTACAATCGGTTTCAGCTTGTGCTGAGCAAACAGAGGCTTCCTGAAGGAAATCTTGACGGTCGGGTGAAGCATGAAAAGCTTGAACTCGTAATTAGCGCCTTCGACCTCCACAACCCCGTCTTCAGGGATGCTGTAGACCGAAGCGAGGTATTCCTTGATGAACTCCCGCGCGCCGCCTTGGAATCCCCATGCCGCCACGAGGGAGCCGTCCGCCTGCTCTGCCAAGTCGAACCGAGCCGACTTTCTTTTCGTTTTTGTGACCATTATTTTTGCCCCAGCTTAAGTCCTAGCTCGCGCAGTTAATTGCGCGACACAGACTGATACGATCTTGATACTTAATGGAATACTAAACTGGCATAACAGTTGCCGATTTTTGGATAAAATTTTTCCATGCGGGTTTTCAGCCGCACACCGAGATCAACCGACCTTCCGTAGCCAGAACGACAGACCGTCATTTGCCGCCTTAATCGTATGTGGGGTTCGACCAAAACGCGCCCCCGCAACCAACCACTCGGCGTTTTCATTCCGTAGCTCTCCCTTTAAAACGACGGATAAGTCGTGCCGGCCCGACAGGAATTGGATTTTCATATCGGTGCTGGAGACTGCTCGCTAGGA